CCCTGAAGGCTATCAGGGTTGCCCTGAAACCAGGGGGTCTTCTGATAGGCATAACACCTGAGAAGGCTCGGGCCGAGGCTATGGGTCCCAATTTCATTGACAAATTAGGAAATCAGTTTCAGATTAAAAATGAAAAACTGCTCGTCCGGTTGACTGACGGTCCCTTCTATGCCGACGGGGCCAAGGAGGAACCCCTCTTGGACGGACCGGTTTTGATTCGAAAATTGAAAGATCTGGGATTTGACAGACTCGTATGGGAGCCCATGGTGCCCAGGCCGACAGGATTGATTTCAGATTTATATACAAAATTTGTCTTTGTAAATGGTAGTTGAGGGAAAGATGAACCATCTGGTCCATCTCGCGGTCCCCTTGGTCTTGCTGACCCTTGTGGCAATCACTGATTCAGAACCAAAAATGCTGACGGAACTGAAGGCTCGGTACTTCAAGACGCTCGATATTCTTCGTGAAACGGGAGATCCCATGTGGAAACCCGTCCTGAACCCGGCGATCATCACCGGACTTCATGGAAAGAAGGATGGGGTCATAGGTTCAAACGTGAATAAAGGGTACGAAATTTACATCTGCCTGGATGGAGACGATGTAAATTCAGCTTTTTATGTACTGATACACGAGTTGGCCCATATGACCGTACCAGAGTATGATCACTCGATCAAATTTTGGGAGAATTTCGAGAAACTGAAAAAGATTTGCATAGATTCAGGCCTGTATGTGAAATCAGGGACGCGTCAGTATTGTGGGGACACGGTGAGAGATTGAGGGAGGTCCCGCAGGACCCCTCGGTCTCTTGACGGCCGCAGCTTCGGACCCGCCGGGCACTTTCAGACTCGGTCTGAAAGAAACTGCCGGGCAAAGTAGAATATGACGGCGGCGATAAGTGCCGTCACCGCCATACCCGTCATGGAAATCTCCCCGTTCTCCCCCAGAAACTTGGGCACCATCGTGCTCAGTTTGCCCTGGACCGGCTTTGAGTACGCTATGACCGCCGCCACGCCCGCCAGAGCCGCGTACCACTGCTCATCCGTCAGACCAAAGGGGTTCTTGGACGAACCTGAAGAACCCTTGGACTTGGTCTGCTTCTGGGGTGGCGCCTGCTCGTAGGGCGATCCCTGAACCTCATCCTGCATCATCTGTCCTGGACCGGGCATGACTTCCTCAATCGACGACGAAAACTCCGCCATTTGAGATTCGTCTAGGTTTTTTTCGGGCTCCACGTCCCGCAAGAGGCCGGTGGGAACCGTGCGCTTACCGGCGGTCTCCTCATTCTGTACTGGCATCGACGCCGCAGCGACTGGAATAGGGGACGACAAGTCTGAAACGCTTGGGTCGTACGTCAACATCTACTTCTGGGTCTGAAAAGAAAGACGAGTTAACTACGCGCCCGACTTTTTGACGATCACAGTCCCTCCCCGTCGCTGGGTCGCCGGTGCCAGGGGCTGCGCGACCGCCCTGGGGTTATAGTGACGCTGATGGTACTGCCAGAATGCAGGGGAACCCACGTGGAACCCACGGCGGATGGGCGCCTTGTACCAGAACACGCAATCCGTGATCCTGTTGCTTTTCGATGTGTTGTCGAGCACCAGGCACTCGTAATTCTCCGTGCAAGCGTCCATGACCTGTGCAAATTGGTCGAACGTCGGAAAGACGCCGAAGAACGCCTTGTACAGGTTTTCGCGGTTCTGACGGACGTTGTCTCGCAGGGCGAACACGTAGTCCACGTTGGTGCGAATCATGGGCGTCATGTCCATGCAGTACTGGGTCGTCATCATGAAGAAGATCTTCCAGTGGCGCCCATTCATAAAAAGCTGACGAATACACGTGTCCCTCATGAAGCTTCGGTCATACATGCAGTCGTCCATGAGGATGAAAACGGGGTTGCACTTACCGGCGGCCAGAAGCTTCTTTTGACGCTCTATGATCTTTTCGAGAGCATCTTTATTGTAATCTCCGTAGACGAACAGGTCTGGGATAAACTGCTTGTAGTAGCCGTTACCCTCCTCGGTTCCTGACATGGCGATTCCGGCTGGGATGTTCTTCTTGTGCCAGAGAATATCAGTCACGAGCGTGGACTTGCCTGTACCACGCTTTCCTATAAAGACGCAAACCTTGTCGTTCGCCATCTTGGACGGATCGAACTTTCTGAGCTGAAGCGTCATTTCTAGTAAGTCCGCAGGACTTATTTATCGCGCAGCGCCGCGGACCAAGACCGAGTCGCGACTCTCGTCTCGTGATCCCCAAGGGTCATGGAGGCGCGACCGCGCCGACGGAAAACAATGTTTCCCTTTACTAGAGATGAGCGCCGGCTATATTCAGTTGGCGGCCATCGGTCAACAGGATGCGTATCTCACAGGGGAACCGCAGGTGACGTACTTTTCAGGAGTTTATCGCCGTCACACCCCCTTTGTGCTCGAGGCGTACGACATTCCCTTCCTGGATCAACAGGTTGGTTACGGTCAAAATAACATTTGTCGCATCCCTGCAAAAGGAGACCTCGTCAGAGGGTTGACTTTAAAGTTGACCCTCCCGGCTCTCAACAATCCCGGAGTCGACTGGACCTGGCCGACGCCTCCAGCCGCCGTCACGAACGATCCCCACGTCCGCATCATAACCCCTGCCAACGGGACTGCGAACACGACCATTACCGCGACCCTCTTGGTCCCTTCCTATTCTACAAATAATGCTCCTCAGTGGTTCACTGGAACCTTCGCGCCTTACGTAGAATACAATCAGTACTTTAATAAATTCGTGTTTAGTAATTGCGCCTCCGTCGAAGTGGAAAACTCGAGTTCGTACCTGGCATCCGGTGTCTTTTTTGGTCTCGATCCCAAGGCGTACTCGTCCATCAATGCCACGAGCGGCAACCTCGTGTACACCGTGAACAGCACTTCGAATTTACAGGCAAATTCAGTTTCTCCATCCAATGTCTCTGCAAATTTCATATCGACCGTAACCAGGGTGGGCGACTTTACCCTCGAACAGGCGGGGTGGATCAAGTCTATAGGTGCTCTCGCAGCCGATACCCAGACTGGATTATTCACATACCTTAATCAACCCTATAACGTATCTGGTCAACAGTTTTTGAATTTCAATTCAATATCCGCAACTGGTCCATATTGGACAGTAGCTGATCCCTCTGCAAAATTTCAAATAACGACCGGTGGTCGCTTACAGTTCACGACATCTGGTTTGTACGCCCTGAAGGCCGGGTTTGAGTTGGGAGCCGGTTCTATGGCCACATTCAGTTATGGTTCGAGCACAATCGAATCCATCGAGGGCGGGGCGCCCGTCAATCCAAATTTTGAATACACGTACACGTTCCGCGTGTCTCCCGATCCCTCCATGCCCGTCGTCATCCCCGTAAACATCACCAACACCGCAAATACGTATTACTTTTACGTTACTAGTACCGGTACTCAACTTCAGACGGAGTCTTATGTATCTATAAATCCAGTGGATGAAATTTACAGAATCACCACGGATATAGTCATGGACGCCAATCCGTGTCGGTTCCAGCTCTATGGAAACGTTTCCGGAAACAGCAGCACCTCCCTTGCCCTCACACCCACTTCCATAATAAATTTCGCAAATAAAGGCGAGTACCTGGTGACGGGTGTCCTGTCCCTGGCCAGCGGCTACGTATCCAATGTTTCCATTTTTGAAGGCTCTAACCTCCAATACGTCTATGACATGTCACTCCAGGGCCGCGACCCTACTTTCGCATTCACGATGCCCGTCATCGTTTCCGACGCGACTCGCAACTACACGATGAACATAGCGACGACAGCCACGACCACCATTCTCGCAAATAGCTATTTTGTCGTGAACCGTGTCGGTGTTTATACTGGAGCAGTACCAGACACCGTCGTTTTACCCGACAACGGCTTGACCTTTCAATCGAACGTCACGACCCTCACGAGCCCTTTTGATTTTGTTAGAAATTTCACATCGAATGGCGTCTCAAACCTCATATCGTACACGCAGGCTGGTTTCCAGTTTAGCAATACAGGAACGTACATGCTCACCGGTGCCGTCTGTACCGCCGATCCAGTCAACAGCATCACGTTCGGCTCGAAGACGTACCAGGTCGGCGTCGGTCTTTTGCCGCCCTACACCTTTCAGGTGCCTATCATAGTCAGCGACACGACGGCGACGTACCCCGTGTCTGTAACCGTCTACGGTTCCACAACCACTCCAAACATATTTTCAAATACATTCATCTCGGTATATCCGATAACAAGTACGGTTGTTCAAGCTTCTACCCAGACGTATGCATATTACGACTCTGTGGGTACGTGGGCGATCAAGACGGCCGATCTCAAGATTGGAGGTCAGACCATCCAGTCTCTGTCCGGTGAGTTCATAGAGCTCTGGAACGATCTCCATGTTTCGTATGAAAATCAACCGGGTCTCCAGATTCTCACGGGCAAGAACGACACCGGTACCACAATCAACCCTCCCGGGCGCACCTATTTCGTGAATTTGCCCTTTTATTTCTATGGAAATCCGTCACTGTACTTGCCCCTCGTGGCTCTGGCGAGACATGACGTGGAGGTTCACGTGACGTTCAGGAACTTTACCGAGTTGACCGCGGTTCAGGGTATCAATCCGACGCTAGGAGCCACCATCATCGTCGATTACGTCTACCTGTCCGACCCCGAGATTCGGTGGTTCCAACAGGCTCGGCTCGATTATATGATCACGCAGTGTCAGTACCAATCCATCAGTCTCTTGCCCAGTTTCCAAAACGCCGTCTTCAATCTGGATCTTAAAAATCCTGTACGTGAACTCTTCTTCGTGGTTCAACCCACGAATCAGAACCCGTATGACTACTCCAACAACGCCGTCCTGAGTTTCGGCTTGAGCTTCAACGGCCAAGAGGTTTTCACGACCGACACGACGGACGCTCTCTATGCCG